GACCCAAAAGACTAACGGCTGAACTGAAAAAGGATAATTTAATGATGTTGCAATTTGGTGTTGCAAAAGAATTAGGTAAAAGTTTAGGTGAGGTAAGAGATATGACGATAGATGAAATTATTGGTTGGAGTTGTTATTTTCAAATAATTAACGAAGAACAAGAAAAAGCGTATGAAAAAGCAAAACGTAGGAGATAAGCTAAAATAAAGTAACCTTTTGTTTTTAAGTTGTGGCAATTCAAGTTACAAAAGCAGATATAGAGATTGCTGTAAAAGGTATAAATAAATTAAAGCAAGCAACTGACTCAACTAAAAAATTATCTCAGGAAGTAAATAAAATAAGAAGAGAGGCAGCTAAAGATATTTTTGGTAAATTACCTAGAGATTCTCAAAAATTAATATTAAATACAAATAATTTAAACAAAGCATTTGCTAAATCAAAAACAAATTTAAATAAAGTTGCTATAGACACAAAAAAATATTTTGAAGTTATTAGTGATGTTGTAGACAATGAACTAAGATTAAATTCTGCTGTAAAAAAACAAGCAAGAGACCGCAAAATAGTTGAAAGATTAAAAAGTAAAGGTCTTTCAATTAATAAAAAAAATATTCAAATAGTACGAGATGAACTAGCACAAGAACTTAAATTAGCTCGTGCTAAAGAAAGAACTGCAAAAGCCGAAGCTGCTGGTAAAGCTTCAAGAACAAAAATTGCCAAAGGAGTTCGTGGTGCTGGTAATGCAATATCTAGTGCAGCAATTAGTGGTGCTTTTCCTTTGTTATTTGGACAAGGACCAGCAGCCGCAGCAGGAGGTTTTAGTGGAGGATTGATTGGAACTGCTCTGGGTGGTCAAATGGGAGGATTTGCTGGAGGGTTAGTTGGAACGACTGTTGTTACAACCTTTCAAGAACAAGTTTTAGGATTGGCTAATGCCTTAGATCCTTTAAATGCAGATATTGATGCTGCTATTGAAAAAGTAGGAGGTCTAAGTTCAGCTAGAAAACAAGAAATTAAAATAATTGAACAATTTAGAGGCAAACAAGCTGCTTTAGAAGAAATAACAAAAGATCTTACAAAGGTCGTTGGAGAAGATGGTGTTGAAGCATTTAAAGAACTTAGAGAAGCAGCAAAATTATTTACCGATAAATTTTCTGATTTTGCATTAAAATTAAAATCTAAAGCTGCTGATATAGTAAATGATGTTAGAGAACTTTTAGATCCTGGCGGATTAGATCTTGGTAAAGCTCAACAAGGTTTACAATCTATTGAAGATGATAGTATAGAGAGATTAATTAAGTCTTTAAATGCTTTAGAAAAGGAAATTTCAAAAGAAGAAAGTCAAGGTTTTTTAAGTAATCTTGGGCCGTTTCCTGGCACTAAAGGATTTGAAAGATCTCAAGATAAACAATTTTTACAAGAAGAGGCTAGGATAACAAGAGATCAGACTCGTCTTACTGCTGCTTTTAAAGCTGGAGAAATAATTAACAAAAAAGCTGGTGGTGAATTAGAAAATAGAAAGAAAGCTACAAAATTAGAACTTGAAGATCAAAAACGTCTAAATGATATAAGAACAGAAGGTAGATTTGTAATATCAAAAGGATTGGCTGAAGAATTATTAGCTTTAGATAAATTAAATGAAAAAAGAACAAATGCACTCAATGATGAAAAGAAAAGAGCAGAAGGAATTATACAACAATTAGAAGGGAAGAAAGCTTTAACAAACGAAGAATCGAAATTATTTACACTTGCAAATTTAACTTTACTTAGCGTAGAAGAGCAAATAACAGCTAATGAACAAAACTTTGAAAAATTAAGAAAAAATACTCTTGAAGCTAGAAAGTTGCAAAATGCTGCCAATGAAACTGTTGATGCTTTTGAAAATCTTAATACAACAATTCAAAATGATATAAAACAAGGTATTGCAGGATTAATAAAAGGAACTTCCACTCTTGGTGATTTGTTAAATAATGTCGCAGATAGATTTTTAGATATTGCATTAAATCAAGGTTTATTTGGTAATGCTGGAGGTAAAACTGTTACTGGTGGTTTGTTTAAAATGCTTGGTTTTGCAGATGGTGGCAGACCCCCTGTTAACAGACCTTCAATAGTAGGAGAGAAAGGTCCAGAATTATTTGTTCCAAGATCATCAGGTAACATAATCCCAAATAATAAACTTGGAGGTGGCAGTAATACTAGTGTTGTTGTTAATGTGGACGCATCAGGTTCAGATGTTCAAGGTGATGAAGCTGAAGCTAAAGAACTTGGAA